TTCAACGAATTTTTTAGTGTCCTTCTTAACAATCTTTTTAGTTAATCTTTCCACTTCTTCCTCGTAGATTCTTCTCCTCATCATATAATCACTATACATACTATCCTTGATTTTATCCACTCTACTAACGAAAGAGGTTTCACTTTGATAATACTTGTTCTCCAATTCTTTGATTTTTTCTTTTGTCATCAAGATTTCATTTTCGAAATTTCTTAATGTTGTCGTTTCGTCTTTACGAGGTCGACCAACCTTTCTTTTTAATGTTTCCATTTGTTTATGTGTTTAGTGTCCACAAATATAAAACTAATTCCATTATATACAAAATAAAAATGTTAATCTTTTCTAAAAATTTATTAACCGGTAAACGGGGGATAATGTATTACTGGGGAAATGAAGATGAAGAATTCCTCAAGAGGTGAAATGGATATTACTGGGATGTATTACCCAGTAATTGATTTCCGTTGGACGGGGTTCCAAAATGGTCTATCATACATGTAATACCCAGTAATGTAATACCGACGATCGTTATAAATTTCTTCAGAGTTCTGTGTTGAATATCCCAGTAAATTATCTTACCTGTCACGGTGTGTCGGAGATTCCTCCTCAAACAAAAATCCCCCGAAGAAAAACTCCGAGGGATTCAACAAGAATGGAAAAACAAATCTAACTTTCAATCAACCTATCAATAACATCAACTAATTCATCAAACATAATGTCGTGGTCAATTGTTTCAACAACAACCATCATATCGTTCACTAATCGGACTTCATAATAATCTAAACCATTTAATGTAATCAATACGAATTGTTTCCACTTCGCACCCGTTACTTTCAATAGAATACCTTTAACATAACCATCCTCCGTTAAACCTATACGGATAAGTTTTGTTACACCCCAACACATAAAAGGAATACCCCCTTGTGTTTTGTACAATACATACATAGTGTCACTGGGGTTAAACTCTCGTACCCCCAAACTGGAAAGTTTTTGTTCCGTTGTCATATCATTTTGTTTTTAGTGTATACAAATATAACGCTATTACCGGATTATTCCAAACTTTTTCTGTTAAATTTTTGTGAAGGTGAGGTTCACCAGAAATATATTCCTGGGGTACACCCCAGTAAGGTTTTTTGAAAAAACAAGAAAATTTTTTTTATATTGTTTTTTTAACCCAGTAAACTTTTTCGTAATGTTACAACCTTGTAATTTTAAAAAAAAGTGAAAAAAAATTTGGAGTGTACTAGAAATAGTAAAAAATCGGAGAAAAGTGAAATAACATTACTGGGTTGTAGGGAAGGATATTTTTTTTTTAGAATATAAAGATAAAAATTTTTTTTGTTGTTTACAAACTTTTTTTATTACTGGGTTAACTTTTTATGATCCCCGGACGATCATCCAAAATAAATTACTGGGGTGTGCAGTTGAGTCGTACACCCGGATGTCGTGGAAAACATTCCTGGGGTAATAATTCTAAAATGTGCGCAGTAAAAAGTCTTAAATGTGCGCAGTACCCCAGTAAACAAAAACAACGATCAGGGAAAAAATCAGGTTTCCTTCCAAAATAACCCAGTAAGGTTTCTTGTAATGTTACAGTGTGAGGATGATGAGTGGGAGAAATAAAAAACCCCCACCATTTCTGATGAGGGTTTGGGGGAGGGGGAACACTAATCTTTTATCTCCACAAGTTCACTTTACCAACAACACAATGAGGTGTCTTCGGTCTGTGATGACGATTCACAACACAAGATGAGAACAATACGATGACCATAATTAAACTGAATACTTTTTTCATTTACTTTATTTTAATTCTTGTTCGGGTAAACTGATGATTAATAACAACACACCAAATAGGAATACGATAGTCCATAGACCACCTATCCAATTTAAACTACTACCAAATTGAATACTTCCGTCTGTAAACAAACCGAGGAATAGGAGTAGGGAACATACCGATATCAATGTCATCCCGACATTGAACATTCTGTTGTAGGTTTTTTTCATATCATTTGTTTTTAGAACACAAAGATATAAAACTATTTCCATTATACCAAATACTAATGTTAATGTTTTCCTAATAGATGTGGGACCTCAGGATACACAGGGGGGTTATTACTGGGTAGACCTCCCTATACCCATAGGTGGGGGGTCCCCCCTCCCCGTATCCCCCCTTAATTAGGGGTTTTTGGGGGGGTCTAAACAGGGGGTCAATGCCGTAACAGAAATTTTTCTGGAAAAAAAGTCAAAAAATGGACTTTACCTCCTAAAGTAGAAATAAAATTTTCCAGATTTTTTTTAAGATATTTATATCATATGAAACTATTAGACACTATATACGAATCCGTTCTATTAGAATACTCACATAAACTCATTGACCAATTGGTAGATAGGTTTAGTGAGGAGGGTGTAGATCCCGAAGAAGCGAGGGAGTATATCAATTTGTTTCATAGGTTTTCTCAAGGACTCGATCCTGACAAAAGGGATATCACCAAGTATTCGTGGGACGAACTATATAGAACCGTTAATGATAAGAAAGACAATAGAAGAATTAAGGCGGGGAAAATCGGGGACAAGAACATAGATAAAGATGATGTTGTTTATGGTAAGGATGGTGTGATGATATACAGAGGGGACAGTAAGGAGAAATGTATTAGATATGGTAATGGTTACAATTTATGTATATCTTCAAGAGGAGATGATAACAAATATGATGAATATACTCATGTAACTAAAAATTACTATTTTATATTCAACAATAACTTAGATAAGGATGATCCGTTACATTTAGTTGTTATACAGAGACTTTTATATCCTTTAACACGTGATTCAAGTCCGTATGTATTATGGGATGCCGAAAACAGGTTGATGTTTCCTGTAGACAAATTACCAAGTTTCAATACAATCGAATTGATACTACCTTGGTTAGAAGGACTTGAACATATCTTCGTATAGTAAAATTAGAACTATATTTCTAATTCCTATACATTCGGGGGGTAAAAACCTATAATTGGAAATATATTTCTAAAAGTGAAATAAAAATTTTCCAGAAATTTTCAGGGAATTCTAATAATCGAACAATACCATATTGTTTTCTTCATCAATACCAAGGTTACTTAGGTGGAAATCTAATAACACCAAACCTCCCAACTTTAACATATTGAACTCTTGGATAATCCCAAGTATATTACCATATAAAACATCGTTGTCTTTAACTTCTTCTGATAAGTCATTTTTCTGATTAACTATATGAGCCATGATGTTACTCGAATGTTTTTTAACAATATTCGCCACATCCATAAATTCAGGTACATCTGTGATAAGTTTATACTTGTGTTTTACTATAATGTATCTATCCTCATCAAATACGTTCTTCCCCGTCTTTTTCATGGAATATATCTTGGGGAAGTGTTTCAGGTTACCCTTGAATTTTAAAATTCTCTTTGATACTAATATTTCGGTGTCATCCTCGGTTAGTTTGTATATCTTACCGTTCTTTTCATATACCGACCCCCAATTACCTTTTCCTATTTTCTCGTAGTGGGATTCCTTTATTATGTCTATTAGTTTCATGATTTATAAATATTAATGGTAAATTTTTTAGAATATGAGTACACAATATTCGTAAAATAAACTACATTTTAAAAAAACATGGACATAGATGTCCGAAATACATTATGAAAATCAACGAACTTTACGAAACAGTAATTAATTATCAAACACAGAACAGGGTATTCTTTCAGAATGCCGAGAATTGGGACATTAGAAGATTGGGTGAAATGTATAAAGAAGGTGAACTAATCTTGCAGGATTGGTTTCAACGAGACTATTGTTGGAACAAACCTCAGATATGTTCATTAATGCACACCTTGCTACACACCCCAACTTTATTACCCGAGATTGTACTCATTAGAATCGGAGACAAGTACCATGTGGCTGACGGTCACCAAAGACTTCGTAGTATTTTATTGGAAGTTTTAACCAATCCCGATTTCAAGTACTTTTCAAAAGAACTTACCGAATCAACCAAGTACTTTAACGTGGGACCTAAGAATATGGAACTATGGAAGGAGTTTAGTAGGGAGATTGAAAGAAAAACTATTACAGTTAAAGTTATCATCAATAATAACTTGGATGAAAATGAATTACGTAACCTCAGTTCTTATGTCTTTAAGAAATGGAATAATGGTACCGCTTTGAGCCCTGCCGAGAAGAGAGGAGCATTTCCATCCGATTTAAACATCAATATCGTTCAAAGACTTAAGAATACCATTCCATTGGAAAAACAAATATCTCTATTGGTTTCAAGAACGTCAAGTAAGAATAAGTTTAATGAGTTGGTGGAAAAGGTTTTCTTTCACTTCATGAATCCAAACGCATTACATGACCCAAATGATGATGGGTATAGTATCATACATTCCTATTCCGAAGATGAATATAGTGGTAAATTTAAAACCTTCTATAAGTTGTTTAACGTTATGACGGATACGGTTTATAACTATACCAACTTCAATGGACATTTTGGACCAGGTGCTTGTTGTATGAGAGATGTTCTTACCTTTGTAAATGATTTATATCTTAAGAATGAAATTAAATCCTTTGATGAGTACAGTTGGTACCTTACATCTGTTCTTGATACTCTACATACAACTTATTACAATAACAAACGATTTGACGATTACCATGGAGGTAACTACGAAATAATTGATATGGAAATCAATAACACTTGGTTTAAAGGTTTCTTCTGTCATTTCGGTAAAGGTCAAGATCATAAATTCGAAAATCGTAGAACATTCCTATATGACAATAGAGAGTTGTTTGGCAAACTTATTGAGTATGATCACCAAAGATTGTTTACACAGGTACAGAAACAAATAAAATATATTGAACAAAATAGAGTCTGTGTTGGATTCGATGGTGGCGGTTGCAGATACCACGGGACCGAACCTTTGTCATATGGTGAAATGGAAGGTGACCATATCGTTGAACATACCAATGGAGGAAAAACGGTTATCGAAAACCTTCAAATGTTATGTATGGAATGCCATTCCGAAAAAACAAAACAATTCAATACAAAAGAAATTATTGAATAAAATATACTTATCTTTGTAAAAACTTTATACTATGTCAAAATCAAGTACAGTACGTCCACACAACTTCCAAAGAGTTGTTAAGACCAAGAATGGTCCAGTTGTAAAGAATTGTATCCGTAAGGGTCACACCAGAACAACAAAGAAAAGAGCTTAGATTTTTTCAAAATTTTAGATATTTATTCTAGTATACTAGCTTCTAGAGTACTAGAACTAGATAAAAGCAACTAGAATTAATACTAGCATATACTGGGCACAAAATTGAAACCTTCTCAACCCGAGAGGGTTTTTTGTTGTATTTATATATTATGAATAAAGACGAAGTAATCTATAACGTACAATTATGTGACGTTGTATATAAAGACCAAAAAGACATAGACTTCAACAGTCTTGGACTAAAATCCGTTAAATGGATTGATGATAAGAAATCAGATACCCAAGCATTTGTTGCTATGAAGGGGAAGTCACTCTATGTGGTCTTCAGAGGTACTTCATCCAAGAAGGATGCTCAAAACGATGTATCCATTGACAAAGTACCATTCATCCTTGATGGTGATAAAGTACATATTGGTTTCAAATCTTCTTGGGATGCTGTGAAGGACATTGTCCTTAAGAGTATTGATAAGATGAGTGGGTATAATAAGATTGTTGTATGTGGTCATAGTCTTGGAGCGGCAGTTGCTACCTTATGTGCTTATAACCTTTCACACGTATTTGAAGATACCGTTATTGAATGTTGTACCATAGGAAGTCCAAGAGTCGGTAATAAGACCTTTAAGAACAACTACGACGCTCGTAAGATTAAAACCCTTAGAATCGTCCATAATCACGACCTGGTGACACGTTCTCCGAACATCGGGTACTATCACGTGAATTATATGTTACGAATCGACGACGAGGGTAATATTAAGAAGTATATGATTGATTGGGAACGTGCATGGAATTATATTAAATCCGTATTCACAGGAAAGACAATTAAGGATCATATGACTGCCAGTTATATTAGTTCTTTGAATAAATGGCATGCCAAACAACCATAATATGAAAGTTATCATATCAGAGTCCCAATTAAGGACCATTATTGAACAACAAACCTCCAACCTTACCGTTCCCGAGCAAACCCTGTTAGGGTTCTTAAATCGGTTCCTAAGAGGGGAAGAAGGGGAGTTTCAGAATACCCCTATAGATCAGCTTAGAAAGACGATGTTGTTTAATGGTAAGACAATATACCCGATGGCACAAAAACTCCTTGAGAAGAAGAATACGGGTCGTAAAACATACGATGACAAGACCTTTAACTCCCTGTTTATGTCTATGGATAAGAACATAACAAAGGAACAACGATATGAGTTCTTTAATGAAGGTGGAACCATCACAAATATAAAGTACAGTTCACAGTTTTAATGAAACATTATCAGATATCGAGTGTAATCGAGAATAACCCCTGTGATGATTGCAAACCTTGCTTAAGATTGAGATTAATGGATATGGGGTTTATCCCCGGACAAAAGATTGATGTGGAAAACACTAAGTTTGGTTTATACTTGGTTCATTTAAAATCCTTTAATGGTAACCACGAACAGACATTCGCTTTGAGGAAAGATGAGTTTGAACGTCTGTGTGTTATTCCCCTATAATAATATTTATATAGATATGAAACTATCATTATACACCATTGCAGAACAAATGAATGATTTGGCCTTCGATAGAAGATACGGAACGGCGGATGCTGCAGAAAAATCTAATAAGGCGAATCGTGAATTAATTAATGCAATTGGTGGACCACATAGGGTTCTAGAAATTATGTCGATTGCAAGTATATTCATTCCAGTGGTTGGTCCATTGGTATCCATGGGATTGGGATTTATAGATTCTGCCGTTTATCTAAAAGAAGGTAAGAAGAAGGAAGCTGCGGTTGCTACAATCTTGGCCATATTACCGAAGGTTACCGAGGTGGTTGCTGCAATTCCTGCTGTAAAACAATTGGGACAAAAAGGTATGCAGGCTCTTGCAAATAAACTTGCTTCTAATATGGAACTCGGTATGCTTGAAAAACGTGCCCTTGAGGATATCGTTAGGAAAAAATCCATGGTGTATAAAGCCGTTCAGGATTATACAAAGAAAGTGGTTTATGATGGTTCACAGAAACTTGCAACTCTTCCTCCTGCTCAGCAGGTTATATTAAAGACTGTGGCCGATGCGGGTATTGGACAATTAAAGACCACGGTTAGAAGTAGTGCGGTTAGTGGTGTTGCAAATACAATGGTAAAATAAACCTCGTATATCCCCGTTCACAGTTCTCGTACTCCGGTACCCCCGTTCGCAATTTGTGTCTCTCTATTTTTTGTGTCCCTTACTTATTTTGGGATATTTATATGTGTATATGAAATTAATTGATATTATATTTGAGAGTGTTTTAACTGAACGTATGTTATGGACTCCAGAAACTAAAAAACAAAGTCTAATAAATAACCCCGAATTAGGTAATTTGGATTTTACTAATGCTGAAGTTGTTTATAATCCCGTAATTCAAAAATGGATGGTTAGAGGTTTTTCATGTAAAAAACATCCAGAATGGACCAAGGAAGATTTTACAAAAACCATTGCGGTTGAAAAAAGGACAAGTGGATGTAGAATTTGTGGTTTGGAATCAATTAGTAAAAAAAGATTTGAACAGAAGAAATATACTAAAGAATTATTAAGAGATATTGCGTCGAAATACGAAACAAAAAAGAAATTTGAAAAGGGGAACCAACCCGCATATCAAGCGGCGATATCATTTGGTCCTTGTTATGATAAAACAACGGGTGAAGAGGTACCTTGTAAGTATTTTAATAAAGATAAAAATTTTACAGTATATCGACCAAATACTAAAAATACATTTGGGTTTATTGACGATATATGTTCTCATATGAAATTTGGTGGTTATTACGGGGAAAAATTTATTTACTCATATACATTCTTTGATGATAAAAATGATATTGTTGGAATTTATGTTGGGTTAACAAATGACGAGGAAAGAAGAAAACAACAACATTTATTACCTAAAGAAAATGAGGCGGAGTCTGCCGTTGGTAAGTTCATTAAAGAAAATCCAAATTTTAGATATAAGTATAAAAAATTAACTAATATGGTTAATTTTGATTTGGCAAAAAAATTAGAATCTTACTACGAAGAAAAATATAAGAGTAAAGGATATAGAATTTTAAACATTGCTAGAACTGGTGGAGGGGGTAAAACATTTATTCCAAATGAATATTATATAGAAAAAGCACAAAAATGGGTTAAAGAAAAATTAGTTAAAGGAGAGGTTCCATATGTGGGTGACTATAATTTATACGACCATACCAATTATAAATCAATTAGGGCTAAAAAATTAATGGACTTAGCCTTTAAAGGAATGGAATATAGAGACAGGAAAAAATATTCTGATCAAGACATTATCAATGTTGCAATGTCTTGTGGTTCGTATTCTGAATTTATAAAAAAATATAAAAGTACCTTTGCTCAACAAGCAAATAGAAGATTTATGTTAGACGATATTAAACAAATGTTTAAAGACGGACTTAATAAAATAGAAAAAATAAACGGATCCAAACTATCGTTTAAAAATATATTAAAACAACTATAATATGGGAACAGCTCCAAAAAAAACACGTGCAATGAGAAGTGTACGTTCAGGAAGAAAGAAAATGGAAATCTATAAAAAGAATCAAGAAATTCTTAAGAAGTATTTGAAATTGGCTAAAGGGTAATGAAATTTGAAAACATTATTATTGAAATGATTCAACATGATGTTGATGAGATTGCAACGAAAGAAAAAGAACTCGTTGGTAAAGGAGCATTTCATAATGTGTACCCATCAAATAAAAATCCAAATATAGTTTATAAGATTGGGTTTGATGAAGATGTTAATGGTTGGGTGGATTTATTTAAAAGCCGTCCCGATATTTTTCCAAAGGTATATGGTGCCGGTCACGTTGACATCAAATTGAAAAAACAAGTAACCAACTTCTCTTGGAGAACTGGTGAGTTTAAACCAATTACATATAACCCCGGTGACACTGTTAAAGTAAAGTACGTTGCGGTTGAGAGGTTGAATACCGAGAAAGCAAAACAACATTGGAATTCATTGGCTAATGTTATCTCAACAATGTCAGGTAAATCATTACAAACATATCTTACAAGTTTGGGGATGGATGAGGAAATGGAGGAAGAATTTTTATCTCTCGGTGAAAAACTAAAAGAAACGGGTAATGAATTCATTTACAAAATCTTTGTTGAGTTATATAATCTTGTTCATTCTGTATACGAATTGAAACCAACTGCAGATGTTCACGTCGGTAACTATGGGTATGATAAGGATGGTAATCTAAAATGCTTGGATATTTAATATTATGAAATTACTCGATTCTTTATTTGAGGCGGTTGTTGATATTAGTGAAATAACTAAAATGACTCGAGATGAATTTATTGAAAGGGCCAAAAAAGTTCATGGTGACAAATATAATTACACTAAAGTAAATTATATTAATACTGAGACACCTGTCGAAATTATTTGTAATAAAAAAGATAAAGACGGTAATGAACACGGGCCATGGAGAACATTACCAACAAAACATATGAAGTCTGTTGGAGGTTCAATATGCCCAAAATGCAACGCCGAACGTTTGAGAGAACTATACTCATCAACAACCGATGAATTTATTGAAAGGGCCAAAAAAGTTCACGGAAACAAATACGATTATAGTAAAGTAAACTACGTTAATGTTTATGAACCGGTAACCATTATTTGTCATAAAAAAGACGAAAATGATGTTGAGCACGGTTCTTTTAGTCAAACACCAAAAAGTCATTACGGAGGTAGTGGTTGTCCAAAATGTGGTGTGGAAAAAATGAGACAACAATATTCATTGACAACCGATGAGTTTATTGATAGGGCGAAAAAAGTTCACGGAGACAAATACGATTATAGTGAAACTAAATATGTAAATGCACTTACGCCAGTTTTAGTAATTTGTCACGAAAAAAATAAAGACGGTGATGAACACGGCCCGTTTTTACAATTACCGAGAAATCACACTAGAGGTAGTGGTTGTCCCATATGTGCTAGTTCTAAAGGGGAGAGTGTAATAAAGGAACTTTTGGACAAACAAGGAATAAAATATATTCAAGAATACCAAAATAAATATTGTACCTCTTTTAAAAATAGAACGAAAAAATGTACATTATTAGAATTTGACTTTTATTTATCTGAGATGAATGTCTTAATTGAATTTGATGGTGTGTACCATTTTAAAAAATATCATTCAAACACAAATGATGATTTTATGTCAAGTGTGTTAAATGATAGAGAAAAAAATAGTTTTACAAAATTGAAAGGGATAAAATTAATTCGTATTTCTTATTTAGATAATGATAATATTGTTGATGAGGTTATTAATGGACTTAAAAGTAAAGAACAACTTTATTTAAGTACAAATTACCCGAGGGGTAAGGGGTGGGACAATGATAATTTTCAACCAACAACTAAGTTTATTAAAAAATACACATAAAACATGAAATTAACAGACATACTAACGGAATCGAAGTCATTCGATGAGTTCGCAGAAAAAAGAATGGGTGGGGCATCTAAGATTGCAAATAATGCAAAAGAGAAGGGAGGACCATCAATGTTGACATATCACCATTTTAAGGTGAAACTTCCTTATTATAAGAAAGCATCTGAAGGTAAATTTGATATGGAAGAATCGAAGAAAGAGTTTATTAAAACATTAAAAAGTATATCTTTAGAAATGAACCAAACCGAATTTCAAACAGAGGTTGGTCGTTTAGAGGTACTTGGTGAACTTATAATAAAACATAAATAATGAAATTATTAGACATTTTAAAAGAACAAGGATGGTCAAACCCTGAAAAGGCGGCATCTGGACCACAAAAGTGTGGGATTACAAAAGGTAATGACGGGTCAAGTAATAGAGAAATGAGACAACAGGATAGAGAGCTTGCGGCAAGTAATAGAGCCGAATCCAAAGCAAATTCCGCAGAACTTAAGAAGACTTTTGATATGAGATACAGTAGAGATAATGAACCTTTAGATAAAGCAACCAGAAATCAAATCTTTGGTGAATACAAACAGTTTAACCAAGGTTTATTAGATGGAGGTTCATATTCTCCCGAACAAAAATTTGCAGTCTTATATAAGGTTTATGATTGGGTTAAGAACGTACCGAGTATATCATACACCAAAAAATTATCAGTTAAATTTAACAATCCAAATATAAAATCAATCTCTCTTGAACAACTTGCGGGTTATGCAAATCAAATGGGATGGGACAATTTTATAAATTGGTATAATGCAGGTGGACCTGTCATTAAGTAAGATACCTCCGGTTTGAAGACCGGACTTAGGGCCGGGACTAGTTACTAATCCCGTTGGGACAAGAATTCGCTACTCTTGTCCCTTTTTTATTTAAATTATTTAACAAATCTGTATATTTATAAGGATACAATATCAAAATGGGAAAAAAAATCAAAATTACAGAAGAGCAATTAAAGAAAATAATTGCGTCTAAACAAGTTAACGAACAATTTGGGTGGGGTGGTGAAGAAAAGGATGTGGCTAGTGAAACAGAAAGAATGATTAATAGTTTTGTTAGTCAATATAAGGATTTGGTTGCAGGTTCGGACTTCGATAATGAAGAATCTTTATTAAATGCTTGTGATGTATTAAAATCTAAATTATGTGGTAATAATGAACCGGTAGATTATACAATGGGTAGTGATGATGAAAATATGTTACCGAATCCACCATCTGAAATTGAAATGAACGAATCGGTAATCAAAATAAAATCGGAATTTAATAGATTTTTATAATATTAAAAACCCTCACAATGAGGGTTTTTTTATGCCCATGGAGAAACAAAAATGTAATTTTATTGGTTGTTGTAGAGACGCAGAATATAAAGAAACATATAAAGTTCTTGATAGTAATTTAGGTCTATACTCGTTCACAACCAATTTATGTACAAAACACTTTTGGGAGATTCATAACTTCAAGGAAAAGGTTATTGGCGACTTTTCAGTGTTCTTTAAGGAGAATCCAGATAAATCCTATCACGTATAGTATTTATACTATATGAAAATAGTATTAACTGAAAATCAATACAAATCTATTATTCTTGAAGAAACGAATGGTATTGATTCATTTATTGATGAGTTATTAACCGCTTACCCAAGATTGGAGTCTCATATTGATTTAGTTAAGAAATTCATAGAAGAATCAAATTGTCAAAATATTGAATTTGGTACCTTTAAGTTACCGGCTGCAGGTATATCATTACACAACAAAGTTGTTATAAATAAGAAGGTATTAAAATACACATTAGAAAATACCTTATTTGTTATTTTCCACGAAGTCGCTCACCAATACCAATACAAGAAATATGGTTCAGGTATGATGCATAGATTTTATGTTGGGGAAGTTGATATGGATGAGGCGGTTAGATTTTTAAAATATACGGAAAATGTTGCGGATCAATTTGGGTTGAGAAAGTGTAGGGAATTTGTTAAATTAGGTTTACTAACCAAAGAATATGTTCCTGAAATGGGGGGATATGACAATTATAGTGATATGATGTTTGTAAACTATCTTAATATGCTTAGAGATAAAATAAAAGAAAGTGGTGAAACGGACGATGAAAAAATAAGTGAGTCTCTTTATAACTGGGCAATTGTAAAATTATAATATGAAAATAGTATTAACAGAATCACAATTAAAGTATATTATTGAATCTGAAAAAAACGGAGTCATACATTGTGATGGTTGCGGGTGGGAGTGGAAAAAATCGGATGGTGGTAAAGACCCCTATACTTGTCACAAATGTGGTCATGTTAACAAAGAAGAAGATATTGATGAGAGGAGTAGAAGTTTTGCATTTACAAGAAAAAAAAGATTATTTAGTGAACCTGAAAGAATGTCTAATCCGTTGAGGTATAAAGAAGTGGATAGACTAAAAGAAGATGATGAAGGGGAAAGAAAAGATGTTTATAGTTCTTTAACCGACAAACAAATAAAAAGTATTGACGACTTAAACAAGGATGCAAAATTCTTGAAGTGTAAAGCGTGTAGGAAATTATACACCCAAACCACATATAAAAAGAAAAAATCGTTACCCATTTGTCCTTGGTGTGGGAAACATAATTAATAGCGATTAGATATTTATTTAAAAACCAGATTAATGAAACGAATTATTTTTACAGAAAGCCAAATGAAAATGGTTTTGAATGACATTATAAATGAACAAGTTGGCTTTGAAAGACAAGATAATGTCAATACTATTGTATCAACAAAAGACCCTAAACACTCCAAATTTTTTGCAACCAAGGATTTGGGTTATATGGTAAAAAGGGCTGGTTTAAGATGGAATCAAAACACCAAAAGTATTGTGCCTGATGAAGAAATGGATAGGGAATTTGCTGAAAATGTTGCAAATATGAAATCTATGATGGATGGAACATCTGCACAGGTTTTTGATAGTATGTTAACTAAAAATCCAAACTTTTATTATTATTGTGTATTTCTTTTTATTAATGGTCAGTTTGGAACTCAAACTAAAAATAAAAAAATTGTTGTTGATAATCAAACAACAATAAAGCAAGAGATGGTTAGTCCGGGTCAAGAGGGTAAGGAGATTGAAATTCCAAACGTCGAGCAGGGATATGAAATGGTTACTCCTCCGTCGGTTGAACAACCGATGCAATTTCAATTTAATGAGGCAATAATGACCCCTCAATTTATTCAATACATTAATGAAACTATTTTTGGTGGTATTGATCAAGCTATTAGTAATATGACCGCTCAATTAGAAAAAGATGGTAGACAAGCTGTAGACGTTTACATAAACAAATTACAAATTACCTCATCTAGTTCAACAATACCGAACGGACAAAGTAAACAAACGTTTCCAGGAAAAGTTCCAACATTTAAAGAATTATCAGATGCCAGAGCAAAAGTAGTATACGATTATTTGGTGGATGGGTTAACCAAAAGAAAGGCACAATTCAATCAACAGGGTATCGTAATTAATAGTAATGGTACGAATGCAGGTAAAATGATAACTGTTAAGAGCGGAAATAAAATGATTGAGCTTGATGGGACAGGTACAAGTGGGGATGCGTATGTTGGTCAGGATAAACAAGAATTGGTTAAAAATCAAAGAGTTGACATGTCATTTGCATTTGCAGTTAGAGGTACTAATCCCCCAAAAACAGGAAAGGTTACAATCGATTCAATTCCACCACAATTTGCACCCGTAGAAGTTACCGATTTTATAATTAGATTTACCGCCACCGGTAGAAATATACTTAAGTTAAGACCTAACATTAATCTTAGAATTACATTACCGAGAATATCGTTAAGGGGTTTATTTGGAAGAGGAACAAGTATGCCGTGTCCTAAACTCTAATTTAAAGCAACAAAACAAAAATACAAGGTTTTACTTTCACTATAACGATGTGATAAGTAAAACCTTTTTATATTAGGATTAAGAAGTAATTCGTTATGACTTTTTGAATATTTCCATTTTAAAAAGCAATACTTGGCAATGTTATAATTTGACACAACCCCTGTTGCCATTTCATTTTTTACATAATTTAATTCTTTAAGTTCTATTTCAATTGTGTCTCCTTTTTCATTTATTATTTTTTTAAAATGTTGATAGTTAGGTTTGTCTGTTTGAGTTGGGGTTTTAAATACAACAATATTTTCATAAGCCTCAGTATACTTTAATCCTCTATTAAACACCTTTTCAAAAAATCCCTTGTGACTATAATCTAAAATTATATCGTTACAACGTTCATCGGAAAAATCTTTTATTGACTCATCTAATAAAATCCTATGAAGACCATTAGTTGTTCGATATTCATTAATAATCTCTTCAAAATGTAATATAATAGATTTTTCATTATATACAGGAGTTGAGAACCCAAATATTGGTAGGGATAATAGGATTAAAATTTTCTTCATAAACCGAATTTTCACAAAAATATAGAATATTTCCGAATCTACTAAATTTCTTTATATCTATTGTTTGGATATTTATTGATAAATAAACATTTAATCAAATACAAATTATGTTACTAAAATTAGGATCTGAAGGAGAAGACGTAAAAAAACTCCAAATTAAATTGGGTGTAGACCCAATAGGTAAGTTTGGGCCAAAGACTGAGGCCGCAGTTAAATCTTGGCAATCTGCTAATGGGTTAACTGCCGACGGTATTGTTGGTGATGGTACTTGGGGTAAATTATTTGCTGAGGGTACAGTATCTGCACCTACGGTAATTACTGAACCAGCACCTGTTGCTAGTGTAGGGGGATTAAAATTAGAAAAATTAAAGGGACATATTCCCGATTCGGTTATTAAAATGATACCCGATACTGCGGCTAAATTTCAAATTAACACACCATTAAGACTTGCACATTTCTTGGCTCAATGTGGTCACGAATCAGGAGGATTTAGAGCAACAAAAGAAAATTTAAATTATTCAGCTAAAGGATTAGTTGGTACTTTTAAAAAGTACTTCCCTACTGAGGCAGCTGCGAAACCATACGAAAGACAACCTGCTAAGATTGCAAATAAAGTTTATGGAAATAGAATGGGTAATGGTCCTGAATCATCAGGTGAAGGTGCAAAATTCTGTGGACGTGGTTATATCCAATTAACTGGTAAAGAAAACTACACCGCATTTGGTAAATCAATCAATGAAGACATTTTATCAAATCCTGATAAAGTCGCTTCGGATTATGCGTTATTATCAGCAGCTTGGTTCTTCTCAAAGAACGGTCTACATAAAATGGCAGATGGTGGAGCAACCGATGCTGTTGTTACTTCAATCACAAAAAGAGTAAATGGTGGAACTATCGGATTAGCAGATAGGATAAAACACTTTAAAGAATATTATTCGTTATTATCATAAATAAAAAAGGGACATTAAGTCCCTTTTTTTTATAACTCTTCTTCACCATCCTGTTGAGGTTCTTGTGGTACCTCAGGATTAGGTTGTTGTACTTTTTCTTTTTTCTTCTTAGGGGGTAAACCGTGTTGAATATCACCATATTTTCCACCCTCATAACCAACCATAGTCGGTACTCTTTTTCCTTCGATTACAGTTAATCTATGAGACAAATCTTCTTCCCACATTTGTTTACTAATTAAATAACCTAACGCTTCACCACCGTCAGATAATGTTGGGTTATCGATTATTACGTAGAAAGCATCTCCATTATCTGCAGAATAAGATTTAACGGCATATCTTTTACCTTGCTCATCTTCAGTTCTCATCATTTTTTCTTCAGAGAATCTGTCATTATATTCTATTTTAGTTGTACCATCCATTACCCATTCAAATGAACTGATATGATAGATACCAAATAAATGAGAAGACTTGCTTTGATAAATTCTATAATTGTCGTCTTTTTGTCCTTTTCTAACAAGAATATAATCTTTTTGCATAAAATCATTAACGAGGTATTCAATACCGGGTTTTCCGATTTGTTTTAATTTTCTATCTAATTTTTCACGATATGGAAAATCGGGAGGACTTGTTTTTAATATTGCAGTTAATAACTTACTATTTGAAATTCTTGATGTTGCATCGTGTAATTGCATCATCGTAATGTAAGTTGTTTTTAATTCAGGAGTCATTGCATTCCAAGAATCAACTTCTTTAATTTTACCTCCGATACTAATGTACTCTGTCATTCTTTGTGGTGTCTGTGCTGAGAATTCATTTGGATCACCAGGAGTTTCATTAATCATATCCGTAACTTTTGCGGATTCTAATTCATCTTGAGATAATGCTCTCCATTCAAATTTTTCCCTTTCTCCATCCAATTGAGGCCAAGTACTAACAATAAAATCCCAACTTTTGGTTTCGTCTCCGTCATTAAACATTGAACTTACAGTATAAGAACCATAGTTGTTTATTTGGATTGCTGCCATATGAAATCTTGCTTCATTGACATCATCACTTAAATAATTTCTGTTATCATCAATAAGGAAATAGAATGTTTTCTTATCACTTCTTCTATAATATCCATACTGATTGGTACCGTTACCGTAAAGATAATTTCCTTCATCGTCAGTAATTCTAACATCTCCCCTCCATGTAACACACCAAGGTGAGTTTATTCTACCGTTTCTTCTAAATTTAATATACTGGTCTCTATGTAAAGATTGATAGTAATAACCCATTCTTTTTGCATGAGTCTCACTTAATACTTTATATACCCTTACACCACCTTTATTTATAATACAATTCTCATCACTAAACCACATTGGTTTTGATGCCTCAATTTTTGCTACGTTTGGTTGGTTACCATCAGATGCAAATATTGCATCAAGTTTAGCCTTTTCATCCTCAGCATCATTTTCCTTTTCTTCACCACCCAATTCAAATTTACCAAATTCAACTAAAAAAGAAACGAGGTCTTTAAATGTAAAAACTTGTATTTGTTTTAAGTCATTTAATTCGTATTTCTTCTTATCAGGAAACCTACCGTCGTGTCTTTTTAAAAATCTTAAGACACCTGAATTCTCAATAGAAATTTGATTTTTAATGTTGGTGTGTCTATTAAAGACTTTTTCTCCTTGCTCGTCTGTTAACTCGGGAACCTCAGTTCTCCATTTAGTCATTAGTTCGTTGAAAAAGGTTTTTTGATTTGCTTTTATCTCCTCAAAAACCATATCAAATATTAAATCATTAATCTTCATAGTATATAAATATCCTATAAATATCTTTTTTTAGTGTTAAAATCAAGACTTTTATTGGGTTAATTGAGATTCTGATTTAATATATGTTTGTTTTAAATTGTCCAATTCATCTAAAATAGATTTACACATTTTTTCAATCATTAATATTTTCATGAAATTATCCGCATTAGACTTGTCAAACTCAGAATTGTAGTTATTTAAAAGAACCATTTTCATGAGATTGTCATTCTCCGATTTTAATGTTCTTTCCTTTTTTCTTTGGAAATACTTCTTAGAATTTTCACGTGTACAATCAATACAGTAGTTACTGTGACCATCTAAAACTAACTTGTTTTTGTAAAAATTGTCAATTGTTTTGGTTGTCTTACAACCCGAACATTTCTTTTCGTCCATCTTTTTATTGGTTTATTTATGATGCAAAAGTATGTATATTAAAAAAGATTACCAAATATTCTAAAAAATATTTGTGTATAACTAAAATTACGTTATATGGGAGACCCAATACTAAAAATAGGTTACTATTCAATTTATCAAATAAAGACCACTAGAGGGGTAAAATATAAAGTTGATAGTGGTAAGACCATATACATTGAAAGGTTTAAAAAACACATCGTAAATCCGTATAGAGACACTAAGGAGTTTACTTCTCTTGAGAAGGCTAAAGAATATATAGGTCTTAAATTGGTAAAAAGGGGTCAGGACAAAAAGAAAAAACTAGCAAAATTACCAAAATCATTATATCTCGTATTAATAAAAGAAGAATCTACAGGTAAAACATTTGTTAAGGTTGGTATAACATCTAAAAGATTCATAATGAGACGTTTTAGTAAAGCGTATGGGTATGAGGGATATATTATTGAGTCGATATTAAGAAGGATTGAAACACCAAATGCAGAAAAATTAGAAAGTGATATTAAAGAAAAACTTAATAAAAAAAGGTCTGTAAAAAAATACAGACCAATTTTAGAATCTTTTTCAGGTTATTCTGAATGTTTCAATTATAATGGATTAGAGGAAATTGTTAAAATTTTTGACGAATTAGTTACCAGAGGGTCTTAGACTATAAGCAATAATCATACCAGGTTGTAACCCTTTAGGATTACCTTTTAATAAATCGTTATCGTGTAATATATTGTAATCTGAGTTTGCACCTAATTTTTGAACTAATCCACTTATTGTGTCACCATCTTTAACAACGTATAATTTGTTAGTTTTGTCTTGGTCTAACATTTTAATCATTCCAGATGAAAATGCAAATCTACCTTTTGGGTATTTTTTCATTTGTTGTGAAATTGGGGGATTACCGTATACTGCATTAAAACTAGCGTCCATTCTTTTTTGTTCACGGTCTTCTGGACTCATTTGTTCACTTATTTGTGAATCTATAATTTTTTTTAGTTGACCTTCTGTGAATATATATTTTTTCATGTTACTTTGTTCTTGGGATTCTTGTTGTTTTATGTAATGTTTCGTTTTCTTTGGTTAAGTATTCAACTTTAACAGATAGTGCTGCAACTTCTTTAGTTAATGTTAAAACCATATTTCTCAAATCATCCTTCTCTTTAGATGATGATTCTAATAACGCCTCTAATTTGGTGATTCTATCCTTACAATCGTGTCGAATAAAATCTTCGTCTCGTTCTTTATTTAAGGCTCTTTTTTCATAGTACCTCCAAGCACCAGTACCTCCAAGTACTGTAATTGCGGTTATCAAAACTGAATAAATGTTTTCCATATTGATATAAATAGTGTAATACAAAATAAAATTTCAAAGTTTTTAAGGTTAGTCGACCCTAAATCCCAAATTAATTTTTTCCTGACAAATAGACATACTTTTTTTTGGTATTTTTAGACTCTATAACTTATTTATTTTTGTTGTCGGGGGACAAAATAAACTTATTTAAATTTAATATACGGGAGATTTCACAAACTCCCTTTTTTTATGTATATTATGTAACATATGAGCAAGATAATTAACTTTTTTGGTGGTCCTGGTATAGGTAAATCAACACAAGCATCAGGTTTATTTACCGAGATGAAAAAACGTCACATGAGCGTCGAATATACGTATGAGTTCCCTAAAGAAGTTGCATGGGAAGGTAACATATCTCAATTAAAAGATCAATTTTTTATTACCGCAAATCAACATAGAAACATTAGTCGTCTTTATGGTAAGGTTGATTATATAATTGTAGATTCACCAATCATTCTTGGATGTTTTTATGAACAAAGGTATGGTGATGATTATCCCGCGTCGTTTTATGGAATGACAGGTTTAGGTGACTTTATATGGAAGTTATTTAAACAATATGAAAATATAAACATAATATTAAAGAGAAATAATGAGACATATGACCCTAACGGTAGGATACAAGATTTACAAGAGGCTGAAGAAATTGATAGGGATATTAAACTCACATTGGATATTAATAATATACCTTATAGTGAATTTAGTGTTCATAATGACACTCCTTTGGAGATTTACAAATATTTAATAGAAAACAATTTATGAAAAAAGGTTTACTATTAATCGTCTTTATTTTATTCAGTACAGTATTATTTGCACAAGACACTATAAGAGTTAAAAATCAAGTATTTGAGGTACTTTACTCTCAAAAATTAGAATCACCTTTATGGTTAAAGTACCGTTCAACTAATAGACCTACAAACGTAAATAGAGGGTCAATGGACTTTTATACTGAAAAGAATATACACACGTCTAACGCCGAAGATTATGCTAAAAACATATACGATAAGGGACATTTGGCGCCGGCAGCATCATTCTCTGATAATATGGAAAATCTTAAACAAACATTTTCATATTTGAACTGTATGTTACAGGATCAACACATGAATAGAGGTGAATGGAGATTACTTGAGGAGCAGGAAAGAAAATGGGATGACAATGGGAATTTGACAATTATCATCAAAATATTTTTTGACAAACCTGTAAGAAGATTACCAACAAACGCAGCAATACCATCACACATGCAGAAACACATATATTTTGAAAAACAAAATGTGTGGAAATGCTTTGTTTTTTTAAATGAAAAGCCTAAATTTAAATGGGATGAACTTGAGATGGTGTGTCCACCTAGTGACCACAAGTAAATTATGTTAAACAAAGAATTAGTAAACTATCAAGATAAACTATATTGGGTTTATAGAAGAATTAAACATTCACAAGTAAAGGAAGGTTCAGTTAATGATTTAAAGGAATTTTGGTATTGTGATATGGTAGTAAGAAATAGAAATCAACAAAACGATATTTTATTGTTTTTAAGGGAGATTGAAGAGGCTAAAATAGTTTCTTAATTTCTTTTAAACATAATTTAGTATATCTATCTTCATTTCTTTTCGCTTGTCTTTCCATCGGATTATGGGAATAATATCTTGATAATTCATATTCCCTATATTTTCTACGAACTTGCAAATAATGCGTGTACTCATGGATTACGGTCGCAACTAAATCGTATATTGTATTATTATTTGGTAGATAGATTATAATTTCATTTCGATAAAAACAATAATTACCAAAAATGTCAAAATTATCCATTTTACGTTTTCTTTCACTAAATCTAAACAATAATTTACGTTTTTTTCTATCACATATGCCAAAATACGATTCACACCACTTTAAAGCTAGTGTGGCGTAACGTTTTTTGGATTCTATGTCAATAGTTCTAGCCATTATTTTGGTTATCGGTTTTTATCGTTCTTTTTGTCCTTTTAGGTGGTTTAACAAAATCGTTAATTGCGTCAAAATTGTTAGAAATGTCTTTTAAAACTGCAGCAAATTCGTAATTTTCATTGTCTTCATGTTTTTTCCACAAAACAGTAAGAAAACTTTTTAATTCCATGTCAGTTAATTGTGCTCTGGATTTTACGGAATTTTTCATTAATTTAAAAACCATATAAAGTACTGACATTTTTTTTTCTTGGGGTAATGAGAAGTAATTCTCAATGGTAACGTTAGATAAAATATTGTTACTCACAGTTTCCAAGAATTGGATAAAAGATGGATGATTTACGTTTACTTTCATTATTATTTCGTTTTTAAATAAATAGTAGATGGTTTATTATAATAAATAAAAAAAGGGATAAAATTTTAGTTTTACCCCCTTTTTTTGAATGGTAAAAAATTAAATTATTTGGCCCATTTACCTCTAACAACAATTTGAGCAATTATGTTATATACTGATAAATCTTGATATGTATCCTCAATAGCCTCACCGACTGTATCTGGCTTACCTAATAACACCAATTGTTTTAATCTCTGAATCTTATCATTCATTCTGAACCAAAGTCCTGTTTGAGATAATTTAATCTCGTCAGGGGTCTCTAAACGAGTCCCTACGGATATATTATCGGGTCCATAGTTAAGTTGTTTCCTGCAAAAGGTTTCGTACTGTTCTTTTAGAATCTTTTTAAATTCTGCAGTTGTTTCTGGGTACTTTTCCTCACATAATTTGATTGGGGAAAGTTGTGGAGTGGTATCTTCTGACATATTTTTGTGTTTTTTATTAATATAATGAATTTTATTTGTAATACAAAATATTTATATAAAAAACACATATCATGGCATCAGACGCATATAAAGAAATGCAATCATCGAACGACAAACCAAGCTCAAGTCAACCAAAACATAAGCAATTGATAAAAATGTTAACATTTAGAGTTGTTCCTGCTTATTATAAGGAGATTGAGAAAGTTGCAAATAACCAAGAAGTAACTGTATCTAAATTAATTAGAAATTACATTAAAGAAGGTATGAAAAGAGATGGTGAATTAACGGATAGAGAAGAAAAAGACTTTGGTTTAGAATAATATATGGAAAAAAACATCATATCAGAAAATTTAGTCAAAGAGGCGGTTGATAAGGTCTTATTTGAGCAAATGTCAAAAGTATCTAGACAGGATTTTAGTAGAGTGCAGTTTAAAATAGAAGAATTACAAAATTCTTTAGGTGAAACAGTAAAAGAATTGAGAAAGTTGGAGGATTCCATACCTTCTGGCTTAAAAAGCACGTCAAATGCGAGAATTTCGGGAATAACTGTTAGTTTATCTAATGCTCAAAAATTGTTAACCCAACTTAAAGACAAAGTTAGACAGTATAAAAAGTCTATATACTCTCAATCTTTGGACGAGAAGAAAAAATAAGAGTTATTTTAGTTTTTCATCATTTTTTAACACTTTTTTACCTTTTTCAGTTAAGAAAAACATCTCTTCGGTGTTATCGTCTTCGTATGAATTTACTAAACCTTTTGTTTTTAGTTCATTTAGTATTGTACCCGCCACAATTTCACGCAAAAGAGTTTCAAACTCATCTTCACTAAAAATTTCATCTTCAGTAAGGTCAGTATCACCATTTATGAACTTTTCGGTTAACATGTCGGATATGTGATTTTTAGCAAAATCCGTAACTTCAATTTCGTAATCGAAAAAGAAATTAGTTTCCACCAAAGTTTCAATGATTTCTTTTGTTCTTTCAATAACAATAGGTTGGTATATTTTTGACATAATATGTGTTTGATTTTTATTAAAATATATGTAAAAAACACCGATAAAAAAAATTATTTACTTGAAAGTATCCACATTTTTTTATATATTATCGTATAATTAAAATATAATGGGTAACAACAAAATTTTCATTCAAATTGCATCTTATCGAGATCCGCAATTAGTACCAACAATAAAAGACTGTATAAAAAACGCAAAAAAACCGGAAAATTTAGTTTTTTCAATTGCATGGCAACGTTCGGTCGATGACGAATGGGATAATTTAGATGAATTTAATGGTGACGAAAGATTCAAAATTTTAGACATCAACTATAAAGATTCAAAAGGTGCTTGTTGGGCTAGAAATACTTTACAACAACAATACGATGGTGAAGAGTATACTTTACAATTAGACTCTCACCATAGATTTGCCGAGAATTGGGATGATGATTGCATAAAAATGATTAAACAACTACAAAAGAAGGGACATAAGAAACCATTGTTAACTGGTTACGTTTCATCTTTTGATCCCGATAACGATCCCGCCGGTAGAATACAACAACCTTGGAAAATGAATTTCGATAGATTCATTCCAGAAGGTGCTGTGTTTTTCTTACCAGCAACAATTGACGATTACAAAGAAAGAACTGAACCTATACCTGCTAGATTTTATTCGGCACATTTTTGTTTTACTTTAGGTTCTTTTGTTAAAGAAGTTCCACACGACCCTGAATATTATTTTCATGGAGAAGAAATTTCAATTGCGGTTAGAGCATATACGTGGGGTTATGATTTATTTCATCCTCACAAAACCGTTGTGTGGCACGAGTATACTCGTAAAGGTAGAAAAAAACAATGGGATGATGACAAACAGTGGGTTACCAAAAATGTAAGTTGTCATAAAAGAAATAGAAAATTATTTGAGATGGATGGTGAGGTAAAAGATATTGATTTTGGAGTTTATGATTTTGGTAAAGAAAGAACTTTAGAGGATTATGAAAGATACGCTGGTGTTTCATTTAAAAAACGTGCCGTTCAAAAATATACGGTAGATAATAATTTAGCACCTAATCCACCCTTATATGGTGATGAATTTAATAGTTCATTCTTGTCAATTTTTAAACATTGTATAGATGTTACCTTCGATAGGGTACCTGAAAATGACTATGATTTTTGGGTTGTTGCATTTCATGATGAAAAAGATGAAACTCTTTTTAGAAAAGATGCTGACAAGGACGAAATACGAAGATTAAAAAATGACCCCGATGGATATTGTAAAATTTGGAGGGAATTCACGGTTGAAACAAAACCAAAATATTGGGTTGTTTGGCCACATAGTGAATCTAAAGGATGGTCAGAAAGAATAATTGGAGATTTATGATGAAAGGAAAAATTATATTAGAAACTTGGTTTGAAACAGGGTTAGGTGATTTTTATGCTTGTCTCATCTCATTAAAAGAGGGATATGATAAATTAATATCATTAGGTTACGATGTTCATGTAAGGATTAATTCTAAAGTTTCATTTTATCATGATTTAAAATCACAAAATACTTTATTAGAAGAATGTCTTGATTTCTCACTTTTTAATGAGAACTTAAAATTAAATGTTTCCATTGACGAAGATTTTATAAAATTACCAACAGTTGCATATGCGTATAACATATATGTACACAAAGAAAATGAAAATTTGTTGGAAATTCAATCTTTAGATTTGTATGGATATTCTGTTGAAAACATTGCAAAGGGAGGTCCTTATCCAAGTATTAATAATAGAAAAAGATTGTTATTTAATCATAAATTTTTAAATGAAATTGAAAATATAACAATACCGTTTGGTAAGTTTATAATGATTCATTTAAGATATGATGATTCACATTTAACATCTGAAACTGAAATAAATCAGATTAAACAACTAATATTGGACATCCATAATAATGATAAAGACTTAAAGGTTTTTTTATCATGTCATGTCAAGGAGATAAATGATATTACGGTTGAGGGAGTTGATATGGTTACATTTAATTATGAGGTAAATAACAACTATGATAGAATGAAAAGAGATTTATTAAACATGGCGATTTTTGCTTATTGTGATAAATTATATACAAGAACTACTCTTTGGTCGAATTATCAAACATTAGGTTTAATACACAATATAAATGGTAAATCATACGAAGATTACATCGAAAAAATACGATAATGAATAAAAAATATACAATTGTTATAACAACATTCTCTAAAAGATTTGATTTAGTTACAAATTTAATAACTCAAATTAGAGAGGTTACTACAAATCCAATAATACTAACAATTAATGGAGAAAAGGACGGAATATTAAATGAGAAATATAGAAAAGATATTTTAAGTTTTTGTGTTAAATTTGATTCAATATATCCCGTATTTTTTACGGAAATACGTTCATTATCTAAACTATGGAATATCGGAACAATGAATTCAAATTTAGATAATGTGTTATTATTAAATGATGATATTAAAATTTTAAACAACGATTTTTTTAATCAATGTGATGAAATTTTAGAGGAGGATGTGAAAATGGTGTTATTTAATGATAGTTTTTCACATTTTTTTGTAAATAAAATTTTCCTAAATGAAATAGGTTATTTTGATGAACGTCTTTTAGGTTTTGGTTGGGAAGACACTGATATGTGGATGAGATTTAAAGAATTGACTGGAGATAAAATAAAAACAGTTAATACCACATCAATTTATAACGAATCGTCAGATTTAATATATGATGATGTTAAAACCACGTGGGGAAAATATTCTACATATAATTATGAATATATAAAAACAAAATATAGTAATCCTGCCGCTGAGAGATATACGTGCGGTAAAAAACTAAAAGAAGATGTTAATCCATATCCAACGGAATCGTACTTTTTAAGTGACAAAAATTTAATTTTTAACAATGAAAATAATTGATACGTTTATTTTTTATAATGAGTTAGAAATGCTCAAATTTAGACTAACAGAATTAAACGAACAAGTCGATTATTTTGTTCTTGTCGAAATGACTAAAACATTTGCGGGTAATGATAAGGAATTATATTATGATGCAAATAAGGATATGTTCTCTGAATTTAATGATAAAATTATCCATATCGTTGTAACGCCTCCTGAAAATTTAAGTGCGTGGAACAATGAATACTTTCAGAGAAACTCAATAATGAAAGGTTTGGATAAATTGGATTTGAGTGATGATGACATAATCTTAATACATGATACTGATGAAATACCTGATATTGATAATATCTTAACACTCGATATTGAATTAGTAAAGAAAGGTATGAGAAGTGCGTTTGATAATTATTATTATAACTTAAACAATAAAATAGAAGAACATAACCCCTGTGGTATAATATGTTCTTATAAAGTTTTAAAAAACAACTCCCCTCAAAATTTAAGAAGTAATTGGAATACCTTTAATAACTCATATAGGGGATGGCATTTTAGTTTTTTCGGTGACGAATATTTTATATCAAATAAAATAAAGAATTTTGCACACCAAGAATATAACGATGACTATTATACCGATGTTGAGAGGATTAAAGACGTGGTTGAAAACAATAAAGATATATTTGATAGGGGTAAAGAGAATTCTATTATGAAAAGAATCGAATTATCAGATTATCTACCTAAAAATTATAAAATGTTATTAAAATGAAACAAACAATAAAAGTATCAAGAAGTGGTTTCCCTGGTGTGGGTAATTTCTCATGGATGAATTATTTCGTGGGAGTTTTATCTTTAAAATATGATGTGGTTATCACATCAGAAAACCCCGATGTTGTATTTTACAGTAACTTACATTACAATCAAGGAGAATATGACTATTACACTAAACAAACAATAAAAGGTTTAAATGAATATGATGAAAGTGTAAAAAGAGTTTTCATAAGTGGGGAGGCGAGTCCAGGTTATCACGGAAGATTATCAAATAATGAGTATTGTTTAGGATATGAACATATAAATCATCCAAATTATTTAAGATTCCCAACATATGTGTTAGACGCATTTGTGTTACACAATGAAGGAGGACTTTTTGATAGTCCGTTCGGATGGTTAACATCAAAGAGAGATGTCGACTCAATAATTTCTAAGAAAAAACATTTTTGTTCAGTTGTACAATCAAGTGTCAATAATGATAGGGGATTACTTTATGATGAAATAATTAAAAAACATCACATTAAATCTTCAGGTCCTTGGAGAGGAACTGTGGGTGCAGATGAGGCTTTGAATTACCACAAATACCACAACTATTCAAACCCTGATTATATGGGTAAAATCGATGGATTAGTTTACAGAGATAAGATTAAATTCTTCGAAGACTCTCATTTTAACATTGCGTTTCAATATACAAACACAATAGATTTAACACAAGAGAAGATTATACATGCATATGCTGGAGATTCGATACCAGTTTTTTACGGTAACTCAAACATTTTAAAGGAAGGATTTAACCCTAACGCATTTGTAAATGGACATAGTTTTGAGTCATTTGCAGATACCGCTGATTTTATGGATGAAGTGTATAGTGATAAAAATAAACTCAAAGAAATGTATTCTGAACCATTTTTTGTTAATAATGAATTACCTATTTATTTTAATGAAGAATACTTACTTTCTTTTTTTGAAAAAATAATAAATGACTAAAGGAAAAATATCTTTCTCACTATACGGTGGACATGACAAATATAATTTAGGTGCCATAAAAAATTTCGACTTATGTAAAAAATACTTACCTGATTGGGAGGTACATTTTTTCGCACACAGTCACATGACAAATATGGAACTGATGAGTAAATTAAAATCGGAAGGTGCAATTGTCAATGTTATGGACGGAGTGACAATGTCCGGTAGAGAATCCACATTTTTCCCAATGTTTTGGAGATTCTTTACTTTTTTTAATAATGTACCGTCTATTTCAAGGGATTTAGATTCCAGAATGACATTAAGAGAATCGGAATACATTAGAAAATGGGAAGAGAGTGATAAGTCTATTTTTATTATTAGGGACCATCCGTGGCATTCTTTGGTGCCGGGAGGTTTAGTTGGTATGAAAAATATTGGGGATGAGTTTAAACTATATTTTGAAAATTACATGATTAATGGAGGTACCGGATACGGAGATGACCAAGACATGTTATCAAAATTTGTAACCAATCACGGTGAAGAAGATACCTTTAAATGTATTTTTGGTAATGAAAATTACATTCCAAGAGATGATAAAGAGTTTTTTATTGGTATTCAATTAAATGAAAACGATGAACCTGAATCGCCAGTTGCAATAAAATATTTAAAAGAAATTGGTTATTAATGGAAAATGTAATGTTCTGCTCGTTAGCGGTAGGTGAAAGTTATTTAAGGAATTTTATTAACTTATGTAATGAAAAAAGAAAAAAAGATAACTCCAAAAGTTTAGCTGTTACAGACAAAGACACATTTGAGTTACTTTCTGATTTAATTAAAGAAAATGACCATATTGAGTACGTGGTAATCGGTGATAACTATGTAATCAACGAATGGCCGTTGGGGTTTAATTTTAATTTAAAATATCTACCAATCAAACATTCAATCAAAGAGGATATTGATTTTATCATTTATATTGATTCTGATTTTAGAATTATTGATGGGTATCATCCTGATAAATTCAAAAATTTATTTGATCAGATGATTTCCAATAATATTGATTATGTGTTTGAAAGACCTTACTTTATTAGACACGGTAAACAACATCACCATGATAATTTTTGGAGACATAAAATTGAACCGTATGGTTTAATGGAAACGTCGAAATATGACGATTATCACGTATGTAATGAACAATTTTTAGTATTTAAAAATTCAAATAAAATGAGTATATTTTCAGAAAAATGGGAAGAGTTGTACTGGAAATCTATTGAGTTAAATGTATGGACATTTGCCGAAGGGTTGGAAATTGGGATGGCTTCCGCAGATGCGGAGATGACATTCGATTTTAATCTTTTTAGAGGAACACTAAATAACTGTTTTCAATTTAATGATAAAAGTGGAAACCTACACACAAGATTTTAATATGGACATAAGTAAAAATATAACAAGATTTAATAATTTAGACGAAAGTGATAGTCTATCCGCTTATCTTGGACACACCGCACAACAATCACACAATGTATATCAAATCTTTAGAGATTTTTTAGAAGAAATTAAACCAAGTAGAATTTTAGAAATTGGAACTGCGTTAGGTGGATTTACCCAATTTTTAAACATCACAGTAAAAGATTTAGGATTAGATTGTCCTATTTTAACTTATGATATCTACAGAAAAGAATGGTATTCAGAATTAATAAATAATGGTATTGATGTTAGGGTTGAGGATGTATTTCTTAATTCTTATTCTGATGTTAAACAAGAAGTTAAAGATTTTATAAAACAAGATGGAATCACTTTAGTACTTTGTGATGGTGGTTATAAAATAGGTGAGTTTAGATTATTATCTGAATTAATAAAAAATGGAGACTATATTATGGCTCATGATTATTGTGAGAATAGTGAAAATTTTGAACGTGATATAAATAAAAAAATATGGAATTGGCATGAGATATCTGATTCAGATATTAAAGATTCATGTGAAAAAAATAATTTAAAACCATACAATAAAGAAAATTTTGATTCAGTTGTTTGGGTGTGTAAAATAAAAGAAAATGAACAATAATGTAACAATCGTTACTGGTTTATGGGATTTAGGTAGAGGTGATTTAGGTGGATGGGCAAAGAGAGATTTTTCTTATTATAAATCAAAGTTTTTTGAGATGCTCGAATCAGATGTAAATATGGTTATATGGATTCCATCTGAATTAGAGAAAGAAGTTAGAGAAATACGTAAACCCGAAAATACAAAGATACACATAAAAGAAGTTGAGGATTTTAAAACTTGGTTTCCATTTTTTGATAAATTACAAGAAATAAGAACAAACCCAAGTTGGTATAATTTCGCCGGATGGTTATCGGAATCTCCACAAGCTGCGTTGGAGTTTTACAACCCAATGATGATGTGTAAAATGTTCATGTTAAATGATAGTTCCATTTTTGACACGTTTAATACCGATTATTTCTTCTGGATTGACGGGGGTTTAACTAATACCGTTAATAAAGGTTATTTTTTAAATGACAATGTTTTAGACAATTTAGATTATTATTGTAACGTTAACGATGATAAGTTTATACATTTAAGTTATCCATATGAAGGTAATGAAGAAATACACGGATTTGAAAGAAAGAAAATGGCAGAGTATTGTGGTACTGATTTTGTTAGGTACGTTGCAAGAGGTGGATTTTTGGGTGGGTTAAAATCAAAAGTAAATCAAATGAATAATTTGTATTATAGTGTTTTACACAGTACTATTAATGCAGGTTATATGGGTGCGGATGAATGTTTATTTACAATATTATGTCATACTCATCCAGATATGATACATAGATTTGAATTAGAGGGTAATGGGCTTTGTTGGCCATTTTTTGAGGAATTAAAAAATATAAAAAAAACCAAACCTCTTAAATCTAACGGTCAAAAACCAATGATTAACATAAAGACAAACCTTTATGTATTGACATATAATTCACCTAAGCAATTTGAAACATTAATTAAATCTTTTGAAGAAGTTGAACCTAATTTTTTATCGAAGACACAAAAATTCCTTTTGAATAACTCAACGGATAGGACTACCGATTCTGAATATTCTAAACTTTGTGAAACATATGGTTTTGAAGAAATAAAAAAGGATAACATTGGTATTTGTGGAGGTAGACAATTTATTGCAGAACATTTTGGTGAAAGTGATTCCGATTATTACATATTTTTCGAAGATGATATGTTTTTACATCAAAATACGAAAGATACATGTTCAGCTGGATTTTTAAGATATAAGGATAACTTATATGAAAAAACATTAAAAATTATACACGAAAATAATTACGATTTCTTAAAACTTTCATTTAGTGAATTTTATGGAAATAACTCAGTTCAATGGGCATGGTACAATGTATCACAAGATGTAAGAAACAAATTTTTTCCAAACAAAAGAAGATTGCCTGTTTCGGGACATGATCCAAATGCACCAAAAACACAATTTAAAAATATAAGGATTAGTGATGATATCACATATATCGAAGGACAAGTACATTATTGTAATTGGCCAATTTGGGTATCTAAAGAAGGTAATCAGAAAATATTTTTAGATACGATATGGGCACATCCTTTTGAACAAACTTGGATGAGTCATGTTTTCCAAAAACAAATGGAGGATCAAATAAACGCAGCGGTTTTATTATTGTCACCAATAAGACACAACAGATTCGATTTTTACCCTGGTGACCAAAGAAGAGAAAATTAATGGAACATTTTTATCAAAATATCGGGGAGAATTGGTTCACATATCCTAATCTTTATAGAGATATGGTTTATTTATTTGGTGATAATTCACATTTTGTTGAAGTCGGTTCATGGAGAGGTAGGAGTACATCATTTATGGGTGTTGAAATCATAAACTCAAAATATAATATTAAATTTGATTGCGTGGATACTTGGGAGGGTTCAATTGAACATACCGATCACGAATTAATAATTACATCTTCTCTTTATGATGATTTTATAAAAAATATATCTCCAGTAATTACGGTTATTAATCCTATTAGGATGTCATCAAATGAAGCCTCAAAACTTTATGAAAACGAGAGTTTAGATTTTGTCTTTATAGATGCGGGACATGATTATGAAGATGTTATTGATGATATTAGATGCTGGTTACCTAAAGTTAAAATTGGAGGTATTTTATCAGGACATGATTTTCACCACCCGCCAATAGTTTTAGCGGTAAATGATTCCTTAGGTAACGGTAATTACGAAATAACTGAGAATTGTTGGGTCTTTAAAAAATAAAAACTCCCTATTTGGGAGCTTTCTTCTTTTCTTCGGGTTTTTGTAAACCTTTCTTTATTTCACCTTTTTTCTCACCGTCTTTTTTCATTGCGGTTTTGTGTTGATCAGAGATTTTCTTTTTCTCTTCTTCAGACATTCCAAATACTCCCATATTAAATTGTGTTAGTGTTTATTATTTCAATTGAGTCGTCCTTCTTGTTTTTAAGTTTTTCACATTTTTCATATTCTTCTCTTTCCTCAAAAACTAATATTAACGAATCTATTATTTCTATGTATAATTCTAAATCATTATCATATGATAAGATTGTACATGTATTATTATAATCATTTAATATGTCATTGTCAAGAGAAGTGATAAAATCATAAATCATGATTAACTCCTCCTCATCATAATTACCAACATTTAAAACTCTTGTTGCCTGTAATAAAAAATTAAAATTCATATTATAAATACATTCTATTGTTTATCTCTTATTAATTTATCTAAGATTCTAAAACACTCTAAAAATCCATCATATTCCACCTCACTTCTGGTTGTCTTAGAATCCTGCGTTGGGCCAAATACCACCCCATTAGCCAACGATATTGAAAATACCCATTGATGGGGGTTATACATTTCAATAGTCAAATATACGCCTTCTTTATCAAAAAAATAATAAAGTTTTTTTGTGTCATAAAATTCCAAAGTTGATAAACTTAAAACTCCCACATTAGGAAACATTACATTTGTAAATTTCTTAAATGAGGAAGGATACAAATATTCAACACTATACCAATCTATCATATTATTAATTATAATGCATTTATAGTACTTTGTATATTGTATTTTTTGTTTTTTCAATAAAATCAATATAATTATGATTGTTTACAATGATTATACACGAATTCTATTACAATGATGACAACAGGAGGTTGTACATTGAGTTTTCAACAGATGATGATAGTGATAATTTCTATCGAGTTCTAAATCTTGGATTTGAGGATGTTGAATACTATTCTCCCGAAATAATTGTTGAGGAGGATATGGAAGATATCGATGAAGATTTTGTAAAAGAATTAATTACTCAATACGGTAAAGAAAATGATTTACCAGAAGAAAAAACTTTGTGATATTTATTAGATATGGGATTTTTAAATGACGATAATAAAGAAAAGTTAACCGAGTTCGTAAAGTTCGTAAAAAACCAATTGGAACTTAAAACTGTCCCTACTATTTCTATTAAAGGTAATAGGGACGGGTTAAAGACGACTGCAAATTATGATTATACCAAAGAAAATAAGATTATCAAGGTATATGGTAAAAATCGTGCATTGGTTGATATTATGAGAAGTGTCGCTCACGAAATGGTACACCACAAACAGTTCGAAGACGGTCGTTTAGAACAAAGACCTCCCGATATCGGTGGTGAAATTGAGGATGAAGCAAACGCTAAGGCAGGACAATATATTAAATTGTTTGCTAAAGAAGACCCAACTATCTACGAGGATTAATTAATTTCGTTCGAAAATTAATTCAATAGTATAACCAAACCTCCCTATTATTCTATTTCCTTCTTTTATATATGCCCATTTTGTTGGGGTGGTTAAATATAATTGAGTAGCATATCCAACACCTCTAGAATTGGTTGACCCCGAAAACCCGTAATCTGTCGTGTTAGTTTTCTCATCAATAATTGTTAATAAGTTAGAGTATGTAAATATACTCGAACTTCCACCCTCATAAATTCTACATGTACCTTTAATTTGACTTCTAAAATTGTCATAAATTTTTAATCCATAAATGTTAGGATTACCAAAATTCCACTGATCTCCAATTACGTACTTTCGTTGGGGTATAATTCCTGACGTATCTGATTGTATAATGTAACGACCGTCTAACGTATCAATAACATTCCAATCACATAATCCAACGTAATTTGATAATGTAGAATTAGTCCTATCTATAAATCTACCAATGTCATCTCTATCGGTTCCTGATAAAATTTGAATTCGATAACTTTTTAAAAAAAAGGGGGTTGGGGCTGATAGTTGTTGAAGTAAGCTAGACTCTAATTCATACTTCTCACACCCAAATAGGGTAAAAACAACTAAAATTGATATTAATTTCCTCATGTCTTTATATTTTAAGCAAAAATAGGTATTTTTTGGTATATCACAATCAATTTCAAAGATTTTTTTAGGTATTTATATATTATGAGAATGGTAATTAACGAAAAACAATTAAAATTGATAGTGTCAACTGAAAATCAAGAACTTGAAGAACAGGGGGATGTTGCTAGTGAACCGTCGCCAGGTACGTCAGGCACCCAAGCTGGCGGTCAAGGATACCCTGAGGTTGGTAAATGGGAAACTGGTATAGAAAGAGGTCCCGCCAATCAAATTGGGGTTACAAAGTGGGCTGATATTGTTGGTGCTAATTTAAAAAGAGGTAAGGCTAATCCATTAAAATAAGAAATTACGGATATTTATATAGAAATAAAAAAAAAATAATGGTTTTTCAAACAAGAAATATAGTAACGGAATCTGAAAGGAATAGAATCAGCTCAATACATGGATTTGTACCAAAAAAACGTGATTATATATTTGAAGCGTGTGTTACGGTTGATGGAAGATATTTTGTTATACAAGACGAAGTATTTGACATACAAGAACAAAGAACAATAGGAAACCTTTGGGGTTCATTGGATGTGTTTAAAACAATTTTTGAAAGTATAAAATTAGAAGATGAAGGTTATTCACAAATAAGAGAAAACATTCTCTCTTTACCAATATTAGAATCACAACAAAACCTTTATGGTTTAAGAGACATATTACTTGAATTTGAATTTTTACAAGACACTTGGTTAGGTAGACAATTTAAAAAGGCCGGAGATAGTACTGCAGATTTTCTTAAAACATCATATGAAGGTGTAAAGAAATTTGGACTTGCAGTTTCTCAGGGAGAATGGATGGGTATTTTAAAATTATTAGGTCAGGGTGTAAAGTATGTTTTAAGAAAATTAAAAGACGCTCTATATAGTAATTTGGGTATGATTGTGGATGCAATTTTAATTGCAACGGGTGTTGGTGCCGGTGCCGCAAAAATTGCTTGGGGAATGGTTGTTGCATTAGATGCTTACCAATTAATAAGTGACGATTGGCCAGAGGAAGAAAAGAATAACCCATTTTGGTTAAAATGTTTATTTTTTGGTTTTGATATATTAGGATTTGTAAGTGCGGCAGCCGCAGCTAAAGCAGCCAAAGCGGGGATAATGCCACTTAAATCAATTGCAAATAGTCCAGCAAGAATTGCACAATATTTTGAAAAAAACCCAAAAGTTAAAGGAATGATAACCTCAATGGTTGACGGAATTAAACAAGTTCCAGCCCTTTTACAATCAGTAATGAAAACACTTGCAACTAAATTTCCTAAAGGTGCCAGTTTTATTAACGGTATTTTAGGTGGATTAAAATCCATATCAACAAGATTTACTGAAAGTTTACAAAGATTATTGGGACAAACTGCAGGTACAGGAGCATCTGCCGGTGTGAAGACCACTGGTGTACTTTATGGTTTTGAGAAAGTAATTGGCGGACATGAAACTAAAGGTGCGAGTGTTGCTATGGACCCTAAGATAGCGGACCAATATGCTGAATTAGTTAGAACTAAATATAATGGTAAAGATCCATTTGATTAAATTTAATATTTATAATATATGAAAAATAATACAAACACAATTGACAGAATTAAATTAATGATGTCATATAATAATGAAAAAACATTAAATGAAAATTTAAATGCTTTAAAGTTGGTAAGTGAAGATGAGTCAACTGAGGTTGAAGAACAAAGACAACAAATTGCAAATAGATTTAAAAATGCCGCTACGGGAGCCAAGGAAACTGCTATAATTTCCGCAATGGGTAAAGAATTTAAATTGTCTGATAATGTTATCGCAACAGCATTAACAAAAGACCTTACTCAATTAACTAAAGAACTTGAAGATGCAATAAAGTTGGATTTGAAAAATGGAGTAAGAATATCAACAACAAATACATTGGGACCTGCAGCAAAGGAAGCCTCTAAATTAAAGGCAATGAAAGAAATGTCATTAAAAAGTAATGAATTAAAAGCATCAGGAAAAAATATAACAACTAAAGAAATTGATGATATAGTCTTAAGAGCACAAACGGAATCTAAACAGATGGCTAGAAAATTAGAAACGGGTGTTGTTAGTAAAGAAGGAAAAAAAGCGGCTAATCAAACAAAGAAAATTGCAGATTTAGAAGCGAAGATTAAACAATTAGAAACTGTTAAGACACCTCAACAAGCAGAAGCTGCAATTAAAAATGAGGTTAACATTACCATGACTCAGGGAGGCTCGGCAGGAACACAAGCAGGAGCCGCAGTAACACATGCTGAAGTACAAGCAATTAAAGAAATTGCGCCAGAAGCTAAAGTTGTTGCTCAAGAATCCAAAGCCATTGTTGAAACAATGAAACCTTCTAAATGGCAAAAGTTTAAAGCAATTGCCGGTAGATTAAGTCCAAAATATTGGATTATGTTAGGTTTAGCTGGTGTAGGTGGTTGGTATCTTTGGAAATTTTTTAAAGGTGGAACAACAAAACCTGGAGATCAATTATTTGGTAAATGTCTAGATGATGTTATTGATGATACCGGAACAACAATTAGAAATACAACGGGCGGAGATCCAGTAGTACAAGTTACAAAAACAGGTAATTCTGAATATGATGGAAAGGGTGGTTTATGGTTCTACAATAACGGTAGAGTATTCATGAAGGACCAATCAAAAAGAGGTAGATGGTCTTGTAAAGGTTCAGAAACTGTAATTGCAGAACAAGGTGACGGTAATCCAAATACTGGTATTGGTAATATTAATATTACTTGGGATGGTGAGGCGAGTCCAGTAACAACAGAACCCGTAAAAACGGATAATCCAAACTATCAAGATTGTTCAACAAAAGATTTTCCATTTGAATTTGGATGTATTGCACCAAAAATTGCAGAAATACAAAAATGTTTAGGTATAACACCACAAAAAGGTTATTTTGGACCTAAGACTAAAAAAGGTTTAGAGGATTTACAATATAATTTATCTGGTGGTATTACAAAAGAAACATATGATAAGATTATTTCAGCTTGTAATCCAGTAACAGGATCTACAACGGGTTCTACAACAGGTTCTACCGCTTCGGTAACCGGTACAACTACAGGTTCTACAACTGGTAACACAACAACAGCACCTATAACACCTCCAGCAGTACCTGCCGAACCTGTATACGATAGAAACAGACTACAAGAATTATTAGCTAGTCAAAATTTAGTTAAGAAACGTAAAGGTGTTATAGTTAAATGGGTGGGTCCTGAATTAGAAGGTAACGACTATTACATCTTAGATAAATATTTGATAGACAAAGGTTACATTCAAAAGAAACAAAGGGAAACTGGTGATAGAGACGATGAAGATGTAACAATGAAATATAAGTGGAAATTACAAGGAGAAGAATAATATGAAAGATATTAAAAAAATAGTAAGTGAAACCCTCTCAAAGAAGCATTCTATAAACGAATCCTTTGAGAGGATTTTTCTAAATGAAAATGATGAGGATAAATTCGGTTTAACCATACAATATTTGGGTAAATTGATAGATGAGGGATATGACAATGAACAAATAGAAAATGTAGTAAACGAACAATTTGATTGGTTAAAAAAACTATTTACCCCAAACAAACAAAATCCACAAGATGCATCTACAAGAAGTGGTATTTTAGATAAAGTAGGTGGTGGAGCCATTTCACAATTTAAAGAATATGCAATAACAACATTATTAAACCTAATAGGGTTTAAAGGTCCGTTAGTGAGTGCAATGGCAACTGCAATGAGTGAAATGACATTAAGTGATTTAATTGCTGTCTTTAGAGATAAACAAAGTTGTTCATATCATGGTAGTACTGTTGCTGATGCGTTATCAGAATCATTAGTGGTATATATTATTTCATCAAGTACTGAAGAAGATTCAATGGCTGCGAATTTCTTAAGAAATACGGTATTTGAATATATAAAATCAAGTCAATTTGGTGAAATGTTAGCAAATGCTGTTTGTAATGTTGCATATAAAACAAAATCATCAATTATTTCAAACATTAATGAATAATAAGATATTTATATGTAGAGTTTAATTGGTTTGGTCGCCATTAAACGATAATACTTATAAACGAAAAGGAGGTGTTTCAAATCTCGACAAAGGGTCTTCGGACCTTTTGCTCGTTAATAGAGACACCAAACAAAAAACCCATCCGAAAATGGGTTTATGGTGGAGATGACGGGAGTCGAACCCGTGTCTTTCCTGTTCAACAATAAATGACTACACGTTTATTTAATCGGTTCTCAATTAACAAATAGTAAGTTAATTACGGAAAACTTACAATACCGTTCCTAACCGGATTTTCAAGAGCCGTCAGGTTTGCTCCAACACTCTTCGGGTGGTGTTACACCTTGAAGGCTTCTGTTCCTAGGTTATATGCCAGTCGACCCGATTGTAGTTTCGCCTTAGGCTACCGCTACGTTAGAAGTTGCAAGTAAACCTGCAATTTCCATGTTGTTATAAACGTTGCCGCTTAAATTGCTTCACCGTGGATTTAAGTCATAGATGAATTCTGACTACGTGCCATTTACCCCTGATACCTGAAATCAATACCAAACATCCCCATATTTTAAAGAACTTTTACAAATGTAGATGAAAAAGGGTTAAAAAACAAATTTTAACCCTTAAATAATCTATTAGAAAGAAAAAAATTACTTTTTCTTCGCGGTTGTTTTAGCGGCTGGTTTCTTAGCTGCCGTCTTTTTAACTTTAGCCTTAACCTCTTTAACAACTTCTTTAACTTCTTCAATAGTTTCTTTTACAACTTCAACCTCAGCCTTAACTTCAGTGTTTAATTGCTCTAGTGCTACAGCTTTTTCTGCCTTCGTACTATTACTTAAAAGTTTTTTGATTAATTCGATAATCTTTTTCATAAATTACAAGTTTTATATATAAATATCCGTTATTGTGCTAAAATCAATTAACCCTTAAAGGGAAGTGTTTTTCGTATAATGCCTCAAAAAACAACTTGTTTTTTTCCCATTGTTTATTTACCATACCAATGGATTTATGTGTTACCATTATTTTAGTAGTAACCCCAACTTTAATTCCATCTAAATGGTTGTCAACACAAAATGGTAAATCATAAAAATGGAATCCTGTAAATTCTTCATTAAACTTATGTTTAATTCTATCTTTATGAACCATAATAAATAACCCATCAACAATAACCACTTCTTTTGGTTTGTCACCAAATGATTGTTTTGAGTAGTGATTTACATGTCTTTTACCTTGATGTTCATGACCAACAACACCATACATAGATTCTTTATCCTGCCACCACATTCCACTCATTAAATTATTAGTACCGGCCAATCCTATTATGCCATATTCAGGATTCTCCTCAAATAATCTAATAACTTTTGGTGTGATATTAGGGGTTTCCAAAATAAGATCGTCATGCATAAACACCACAATATCATTTTCGGAATCTTGTAATCCTAAATTATAAATTTTGGGTAATGAATCCACACCGTCATTCTCATAAATTAATATTTGAGTTTTTGGGTGTGAAAACATTTTCTCAACGTGTTTTAAATACGTATCATCTATTTTTCGTGTTGAGATTACAACACTAATTGGTCTATTATATTTCGACATGGGTTGCAATTATTTCACCATAAACTTCTTGTAAATCTATGATTATTGGTTTATTTATTGGTTCGTATTTTGAGTTACAAGTTGATGCATTTACAAATAATGTTTTATCTCCAAGCTCAACACCATAACCTTCGTGGATGTGACCAAATATGTGTACTAAAGGATTTATTTCACCTATTCTACTCATTAAACATTCACACCCCACATTTACATTTGGTTGTCTCCAATTATTAACCAAATCACCGTATCCATTTGGCGGTCCATGTGTTATTAATACATCAGTATCTTCTGAAATCATATTCCACTTTTCTTGTAACTCAACCCCAAATCTTGGTAAGTTAAAGGCCCAATCATAAAAATTTGGTTGCCAAGGACTTCCGTAGATTTTAATTGGTCTTGAAAATTCAGGTGACTCAATAGTCATAAAATTATCTTCCAAATAAGTCACATTGGATTGAGATAGATTTTCAGGAGTCATTAGATTGTTTAACCAATCGTAGTCGCCTTTATGGTGCGGTTGATTAACCCGCTCAAAACAGAAATCGTGATTACCCGAAATAAAAATTTTAGAGTCAAACCCTTCTATGTTTTGAAACCAATGAATAAATTCTGTCACATCTCTTTCTCCACCTCTATTTGATAAATCACCCGCATGTATTAACACATCACCTTGTGGTAATTCGTGGGTCATACCTTTATGTAGGGCATGTGTGTCGGATATACAAACTATTCTCATAATATCAAATATAAGTAAAATTTATTTAAAAGCAAAAAAAAAGTCAGAATAAATCTGACTAATCTTTTTTGGGCCGAACGGTTTTAAAACGTTCCAATTCCACCACTTTGTTTTACTAAACAAAGAAAATAAAACACTGAGAATACATGTCTTAATAATTGACTTAGGGACATTATTTGTTTCTTCCCTTTTCCACTACCTTTTGAGTAGTACCAATCAGCGGCGGTCAATTAGATTAACCAATCCTTGAGTCGTTATATACTCTTTTAATACTCATTACTCATCAAAGATGCCTCCCTGATTCAACCTTGCGGGTTTAGAGAACTTTTTTAAAAATCACATTGGGCTTGAGACCCTTTGTGGCCGTGAACCCCTCACGACTATGTAGCCACCTGTCTACAACGACTGACGAACACTTCTTCTTGTATGATTTTAAGTTGTTAAACCAAAATTAACAAAATTTAGTTATCCGAATTTGGAAAGTAGTGGTTCGTCACCTAGCCAAGCCACCTTTTGAGCGACTCGATACTAAACTACTCTCTGTAACATCCCTGCTACCATATTTTTGGACCCCTTCAGAACTAAACCCTTGGTAGAGTTTAATAAAGGATGATAACGACACCACTCGTACTTCACCATACCTTTCGGTTTTAAGATTCCCATCATATTGAATCACGCAATTGTAAAGTCGGATAACGATACTTCTCACAATAACTCTATGGATTATTCTTATTGGTGTTCCCACCTCAACCAAACAACTCGGATTGCTTAGTCATCAAACCACTTTCCCTAAAGTGTTACCCTCAGTACTTAAGGTTCAACGATACTCCACTTGCCTACTCAAGTTCCATTACTGAAACCGCAACTTACCCCAACCAAGGGTTTGTCACTTTATCCCACTTTCATGGTTTATTTTAATCGACCATAGGCGGCCAATATTTTTAAATCAAAGAACTTTTTCTTACTACGAAACCACCTTTGTGATTTCTTTTACAAATATACAATGAATATTTTAAAAAACAAAATAAATCATCAAATATTTTTTATTTTTTTTTATTCAGAAGTTTTTTTCTTCTTTAATTGTTTTTTAGAAGAAACTTTATCATCAGTTTTCTTAGTTTTATAGTCTGGATTTTTGTAAAGTTTATATTCGGTTTTTGGTGCAAATGACCAATAACCACCTTTAACTCTTAAATCCGCTTCGTTATCTTCTACTCTTAAAACTTGACCAATTTCATGACCTTTACTTGCTTTAATTAACTTAATACATTTCATAATTTTAATCTTTAATTGTTTTACAAATATACATAATAAATTTCAAAAAACAAAATTTAATTTGCTGTAGTGGATGGGTTCGAACCACCAAGTGGAGATTCAACTGATAACATGACGCTTGCAAGCTGGTGGTCTACCCCCTAATATTATCAATCTATTTCTTTGTCCACACCCCCGAGACAGGAG